TACCACGCTTTGTTTGCTGAAATCTATGAAGACGTTTACAGCAGTATTGACCCATTGGCAGAGAACATACGAAAGATGGATGAGTACGCTCCCTTTACATTGAGCAAATTTACTGAATTGCGAACAGTAGAAGCAAAAGAAGTTAAGCCAGAGCCACAAGCAATGGCAAAAGCATTATTGAAAGTAAATGATGGCGTTCTAGAAACCCTGGTTAAAACCTTTCATGCTGCCAATGACGCTGACGAACAAGGTATTGCTAACTTCCTCGCAGAGCGTATTGACATGCATGAAAAGTGGCGCTGGCAACTTAAGGCTTCAACTAAATAGTTGACCCGAAGCCAAACAACTGTTTGACTTCCTCTACGTTTGCAGAACGGCTCATGATTACTCCACTAGGGAATGTTGCTGTAAGCATGCAGGTGTTATAAGAACTAGTAATTGCTTGGGCAGTTGGGGCGCTAGTTACAACATGAAACGTACCTAACTCAATAGGTGGGAGGATCTCTTCCTCTTCTACTTCCATAGGCGCATCTGACATGATGGCTTTTACAATGTCTTCTTTTGTGGCATGTTGATCCACAGCGATCCCTTGTGACTTTGCGGTCTTGCGCAGGACACCAATTGACATAGACATCATCTCGTCATGACTGAAGGGTTCTATTTCTACTTCTTCGGTCTCTGTTGGTTCTGCTTGTTCTTGTGTGTCTTCGCCAGTGACCATGATCGGTACAAGACCATTTGTCAAATCTAGAATTGGGATACCTGCATCAGCAGCAGCAATACAAATCTCTTCCATGCGATCCATTTGGGCATCATCCCAAAGAAGTAGCAATGTTCCCGAAGCGCTCTTTAGCAACTTCAACATTGGCCCCACGGCGTCTTGATGAACATGCACGGTCATTGCTTTCTCAAGAAATGCTTCAGGCGCCTTACCTGCATGTATCACCTTGTAAAACACTTCCATGTCAATGAGCCAGTTCAAAACTCGTGACTCTGATTCAGATGTCTTTGAACCACACGCAACGATGAACTCGTTGTCAGTCCCTAATTCACGTAATGCATCTTCAATGACATTCTTATTTGTATTTCCGTTACCTAGTACTCCATATGTTTTTAACACTTGTGCTCCATTTATTTGATTGATTTGCGTTGTGCCGTATCTCCCATGAGAGTAATCAATCTAAGTACTCCGTGGCAGGCACCTGCAATAGTAGCAACTGCTAACCCCGAAATCCACTTGTCGTGAATATTTAAAATAAATAATGAGCCGTACCCAAAAGCAACTCCAATAAGAACTTTTACCCAAGGCATTGCTTCCCTAGGTGTAAGTAGATCTAGTACTTGCATCAACTTGTAAACGGCTAACCCTGCAATCAAATAGGTCATAAAGTCTTTCCAGGAATCCAATCAAAGTAAACTCGGTATTTAGGTTGTCCTCCCGAGGTACCTAGCATTGTAACTGGAAGTATCTTAGGTAGCAAGCCTTCTAATGCTTTCTGTGTGCGTTTCCTGTTGGTTGTGTATGTGGAATACGAAGTGTATTGGGTACCAGACCATATGTAGTCAGAACTAAAACCTTGATACAAGAAACCACCAAATATGCTACTACCATCAAAGAAAGACCCTGCTTTGTTTGGCTCAACCATCCAGTTAGAAACTGTAATGGATTGGTTTGCACTTAATTTAAACACTAAGACGGGATATTTAGTTCCCGTACCGTTTGCCATTTGGTATGCGTAACGGTTGTTAATACCAAGAGGAATAGCAGAAACAGCAGTTGTGGCAGACCAGTCACTCCAAGATGCACCTGCCCCCCAAAAACCACCATAGACTATCTCAGGTGTTGCACTAAGGTCGGCAGAAATATAGTAGGAACGATCTACGTCTACAGGAACTGCTTGCTTACAAGTGATTGCTACTTTGGTAGCAGTTCCTCCCGCTGTGATAGTAATCCCATCCACAGGAGTTGTGCTTACTGTGACACTATTTTGTGAAGTTACTGCCCATGTAGAGTTTTGGGCACCAATAAATCGTGGGTCAGCAATTAAGTTTGCACGTTCTGCGTGGACACAGAACGTATAGAAAGGTGCTGAGGCACCAGTGAATACGGTAACGTCACCACCACTTACTGCGGTTGCGTAATCCACAACAGCATCCAATGTTCCTTTATTCTTTCTTAAATAACCAATGTCATGAAGAAGCGCTCTTGTTCGTGACACGCCAATGTCAGAAACACCAAGTTCAAGTCCTAGCATTTTTGCTAGTTCATCTACTGCTTCTGCTTCTGCTAGTAATGGGTCGTATTGAACCATCATGGTATCAATTAATGTTCTTGTTTTGTCTAGTTCAAATCCAAAAGTATCAATGTATCGCTCTAGTTGGTTGTTATTTACAAGGTCTTGTTCACGGTAATACAAAGGAATACGAGACCATAGAGCACTTCGTGACCCATAATCTTTAGGAACAATTATTTCAATTTGAGATAGCAGTTCATAATAGAAAGTTCCATAAGGACCGTCATTATTATAGTAAGCAAACAACGAATAATATGCCCACTTACCAGGTTCTGGTTCATACATTTCCTCTACACCTTGGTCAGTTGTTATTTGGATTGTTTGTTGGTGTAGATATGTGTTTTCTGAGCCTTGAAAGATTAACTTGCCGTCAGTAACGGTTTGTGGATACCCCGTATGTGAGTACACAATTGCGACTCCTACAAGACCAGATGAACCATCTGGTATAGATGTAACTTCAATAAAAGGTTCCGTCAATGTCCAATTTAAAAGGGACGCATTGTACTCAATTGCAATTGCTTCAAACGTAGACTCTGCGGAAATTGTGTTAACTGAAATGATGCCTGTAGAACGGATAGCCGAATCTTGATCAAATGTAGAAGCACCAGCAGATCCTTGTAGCGCACTTGTACCCCTTACAAAGGAACCAACACCAACAGCATCTCCAGCACCAACGACTCGCTTTAGTCTAAAAGATTGACGTGCCATCTATTAACCTCCTGAGGCAATGATGCCACCACTTGGAGTAACAGTAAAAGTTGAAGATGTTGCAATAGTCAGTAATGATGTATCTGCTGCAATGACTCCTGTAAACCCACCACTACTATCAATAACATTGCTACCAGTAGTGGTAAATCTAGTGATTACTGCGTAATCAACCCCATCAGTATCAAGAATTGTACGGTAAACAGTTCCTAAGGAAACACGTCCTCCAAAATCCATATTGTCAAAAGCAAATAAGTTTCGTATAGCAGTCTTTACATTATCATTGACAAATTCTTGAATATAACCATCTTGAACTCGTACTGTAGCCACAATATTTACTTTTGTTAAACTTACTGATGCCCCAACATTTGATGTTGCAAATACAATTTCACGAGGTTCTAGGTAATCAATAATTTCTTGCCGTCTGGTGTTGCTCAATACCAATGTAAGGGCAGAACCATAGTCTGAAGGTTCTTCCATAGCCAAAATTTGAACAACATTACTTCCGTCTACATAAGCCGTTGACCGTACAATTCCCGTAACACGTTTTACAATGTCTTTGTAATCTTGTAAAGAAACAGCACGATCTTGCGTTCTAAATGTCACAGGGATGTTTGCTTTTAGAGACGCTATTGATTCAATGTCTACACCTCCACTAGCCTTACTTATGTTTGGAATAACACGCAAACCATCTAAGGATGGCTTGTTTGGTACCGTTGTACTTTCTAATGTTGTAATAGCGCCCACTACCACGTTCCCAGCGGCCCCTCGGCTACGTCGGTAACTAATAGATATAGAAGAGTTAGTAGTAGGTATTTTTCCGTTAATGCCGTTTCCAAAAGAAATAGTTGTGTAGTTGTCTGCGTCAATGCTAACCGTATACACTTTGGAACTACTTCCACCATCAATTATTCTTGCTACATACGAATAACTTACATCTGAAGAATTAGCGCCTTCTCCAACACTTACAGTTATACTGCTCGTTACAGCGCCACTTTGTCGTAAAGTAAGTTGTTGCCCAGATAGTCCAGTTGCTGTATATGTCTCAGTAAAGCGCTCTCCTTCTGTCAAAAGTACTGAGGGTACTACTGTTTTTGCGTAAGTAGAGTATGTGACACCATCGGACACAAGGTTTGTACTTGCTCCAGAAACGGTTCCAACAAAAGCAATAGGTGTATCTAAAGTAAATACTACTTTTGTAGACGTATCAATCAATGGGGATGCTTCAAAGCGTGTGTATTGTGGTATGTAAATAGGCGTTGTGTCAGAGGCTGTAGTCAAAGAAGCATCTAGTTGAATTGCAGCCGTGGCTGCCCGACGACCAGCGGGTACATAATCTAACAAGTTAGCAATTGCCAAAACGCTTTCACGCTGTGTAGCCGTACCTAGAAATGCTTCTCCCGCAGCACGGTCCACGTAATAATGCAGTACGTCTCCCATGTAAGACCAAAGGTCTACAAGGACCATACCAAAGTCTGAAGTTTCCCGAGATGTCCACTCAGGTAGTTGTGTAGCAGCACGTGCAAGCAAGTCGGCTTGAATGGACGTGTAATCTCGGCTTGTGTAATCAAAAGTGGTCATATCAAAGACTCCTCAGTGAGGCCAGTAGGGGTTGCTATTTTAAAAGAAAAAACTCGGTTATTAGACAAAGCCATGCTGTACTGCACCTTTATCTCAATGACTACGCTGGGGTCGGCATCCACATATGGAATGTCCGAAGGTTGTATTAGTAAATTATTAACTGAAGCAACTGTTAGATTTTTGTTTAATTCCATTAACGCATCAGTTTTGAATTCTCCATAAACAAGGTCATCAACTGGCTCATAAAGTAGTTGAGTAGCCCCAGCACCATATGTTGGTCTCATTACTCTTTCAAATTTGGAGGTTGTTAGAACATCAATAATTTGCTGTTCGGCTATGCGCTCGGGCGTGTTTGTTTTAGCAACACGTCCTGAACTATCAATACTAAAGGGGGTTGCTATGGATGGCATGATTTAGTTAAAAACTCCTAAAAGTAGAGCATCTCTATACGATTCTAGTTCATTAAGGCGTACTATAATTGCTGCAATACCACTAGTGTTTGTTGCAATATTGCTAGTGTTAACATTTATTTGATCTTGTAAACCCGTCGTAGATGTGGCAGGGTCAGGGGCTACCTGTAGCCAAAACACATTAGTGAGGTTTGCATCGTCAGCGGTGACTACTATTTGTGATCCAATTGCGGGAACTGCCCAAACTCCATTGTACGCTGTTCTACCAATGTATGAGATAGGAAGAACCCCATCTGTTCCAGCCAGTACAGGCACACGAACCCTAATCTCTCCAGTAGTCCCATCTGAGTAGGTTACAATTCCTCGGTATACAGGGTTACTAAACATACACTTCTCCAGAGGCTTTAGAAGCCTTCCAAGCATTAGTTGTGGAAAGTACTGGTACAGGGGGTTGTGCATATGCCGTAACAGGGGCCACTTCTGGGTTTTTACCATTAGTAGAATCCGTAGATATAGTCAACTCTGTAAGGAAGTTAGATCTGGTTACAGTGTGCTTTACAGAGCGCACTAACCAGTAACCAT